AATCTGAGTTGTTAGATTCTGCACATGCCGGGCTGTCGACTGAGCCTGAGCACTCGCTGTAGTCAAGGACTGTGCAATTGCTGCAAGTACAGTGTTGTGGCCCGTGGCAGCGCCAATGGCAGATTGATGAGTAGATGTTAGACGGCTAATAGTGTCCGTCAGTTTTGCTACTTTCTTTTCTGTGGTGTCTGCCGAACGCCCAAGCCCTCCAAGGGCACGAGACGTTTCAGAAATTCCACTAGAAATTACCTCAACTCTTAAGGTAGATGTATTGTTCCCTGCCATTGCGTGTCCTTATTTCCCTTTGCCGCTTGGGTTTCTTTTCATAGATCGGAATGCGTTTCTTAACTTGTCCGCGACAGCATCTCTATCAAGCTGCTTAGGCTCTTCTGCCTGTGGTACGTAGGGCGGTGGCCTATCCTTGGCTGAGGCTTGGCTGAATTCACCTACGTAGGTCTCGCTTAACAATTTAATTGTTAACTTCTCCCACACAGATAATTCGAGATTAGTACACTTGAGCCAGCTATCAATTTCTTGCCAAGACAGCGGGACAACACCCATACCGTTGCTTGATGCTAGACCTGCCTCATTCAACAAGGCTACTAAGTAGCCTGCATTTTCTACTTCTGGAAGTTTCAGAAACGACGAATCCTCGTCCACATCCCTGTAGGACATATGACGAGGTTTCTTAGAACCCTCTGGAACGGCGTGAAGCCACGCCAGATGACGCACATGGAGGAACAGGGACTCTCTTATTGATTCAAAAAATTAGAGGTGTCTCCGAGTCCAGCATCAACTTGGTCTTTCAACCAGCTAAACGAGGGGTCGCTATAGAGTTCGCGGAAGGCTGCATCGTTATCAACGGCTGCACCCTTGTACGAAAGATTGATTGCTTTCTCCGAGCAGGCTACCAGCAACTCAACACCTTCTTCCCGCATTGCTTCTGCGGTAGGTTGCTTCTTGCCACGCTTCAGAGCGCGATTTTGCATTGCCGTGATGGCATTGCGATATTGTTTGGAACTTGTACCATACAGTACGATTGCAACCGGCTTCGTCTTTTCTTCATCGGCGAACAGGAGTTCGTCAGTGACTGGATGCCGAAGTTGCAGTTCAACGGTGTCCTTCAGGGACAGAGAATTCAGATCAAACATTTTATGCTTCCTTATGGTAGGTTATTTATTGAATTGATTATTGGCACGTCATCTTTGTGACGCTTAAAATAAAAAGCCCACGGGTTGTTTCCGTGGGCTGTTGTGAAATTAAACTAAGTTTAAACTTCGAGGATGTCGCTATCGACTTCAAGAGTCGTAGTCGCACCAGTGATTTGATCTACCGAACCAACTGCGGTCTTGTAGCTCATGACCTTGGCAGTGAAGTAAATTTCAGTTCCGTCTTGCAGCGTTACTTTGAACGCGTAGGACGAGTCAGAAGCCAGTGCAGTGCGCAGTGCAGTTTGACCAGTGTTCGAAGTGTCACGACCCATTTGCAGTTGCAGAGAGCCGTTGTTAAACGAACCCTTGAACTTCTTAGTTTGACGCTGGCCTAGCGAGGTGTGGCTAACCAGATTATATTCAGTACCGAACTCGCCCAGATCAGTCACTTCACCTACGACCGTCCAAGTTACAGCAGCGTATCCAGCTTCATCGTAAGTAGCAGGCAGGGCTGCGCCAATAGAGATTGTCGAGCCAGCAGAAGTCATTACAGCCATTTTATTTCCTTTTAAATTGATTTATACGAGTCAGGAAGACTCATAGCGATACATAATTGTGACGGGCACTATGACCCACCCAGAGTTGTCAGAAAGAGATTTATCCGCGTATGGCGTCTGCTCAATCGAGACTTCACCAGACTTAGGAACAACGGGAAAGGCATCAATCACACTTGCAGCCAAGCGATCAACTTCTCCCATACCCTTCCCGCTTCTAGCCCAGCAATTGACTTGAAAAATTCCTACTAACCTCTTCCGAGTTGCGGCAACGTCTGCGTCTATAGTGACGTTTGGTATGAGGAACGCTTCTAAGAACACGCCAGTTTCTGGTTTCGTGAACGGCGCTGATTCAAATGCGATTGGGACTTTTGGATTTTGGGCTTGTGCCCAGTCGAAAAGCCGAGTCTCTAACTCGGCCCTGATTACATCATTGCTCATTACTTGTTCCTCGCAATTACCGCTTGCATTGATTTAGCAACCATGCGGTAAGGGCCAATGCGCCCGCTCCAGCCGTCTTCTTTGGGCCAGCCAAGCATTTCGGCACGATAGGCGTAATGGAGGTTGTTCGAAAGTGTAAGCCTGCCGTCTTTGCGCAAGAATTCAAATCTTGGCATCTGATTTATTCTTGACAGGCTGTCTGATCCATTAGGGCTTGTAGAATCACTCTGCTCTTCAGAGAATGTCTTTGCCTTTGGATACCACTGATTTGCTAGATGTCCCGCAGCCCAAGGGCCGGGATTGCTAGGTGAAGGTGTGTTCCGAACAATGGAAGTGAACAGTTGAAAGGCTATTGAAAAGCACCTATTGTTCACTTCATTTAATACGTTGTCGATGTTAAGGGCCATCGAAGCCGCGAATCCAGCCATCTGGCCCCCTTAACTATGCCAATTATACAGCACTTTCTCGTTTTTGTCAATCACCTACGGATATAGAGGTCAAACAGCACTGGATCAGTGCCTGTTGGGTTGACCTCTTTAAAAGTCACAATCTTGTACGTGACGCCTGCCACAACAACGCGGTCTGTAGCCGGATTGACAACTAACGCCGGAGCTAAGGGGTCGGTCTTATTCGGAGGCCTGACTAGAAGATTTTTGTCTCCTGCCTCAATCAGTGTCCCAAATTTCACACTGAAACCGTTACTCTGCAACGTCAAATCGAATAGCAGAGCTTGTACAGGCGTTTCGAGAGTTGTAGAAGGACTGACCGTTCCAGTGGCTGGGTTGTAAGAACCTTCGCTCTGTTTGATGTAAATAGCTTCCATAGGAAACTCTTGCATCATCTCCATGACTACAGTATCAAAATCTGTCATCTGCCACTCCGTAACACTTGTTCCACTTTTCTTGGAATTCGATCAGAGGGTTCGGCGTGTTGGTGTTAACGTACGGTACTGGACTGGTTTGCATCAAATGAGGGTTGAGAACGGTAAGCTTGAGAAACTTGACATAGTTGTCAAAATACTCATCGCCCCAAATTTCAACCTGCGCAAGTTTTTTGTGCGTCTTGGCAGTTAAAATGCCGAGGATGTATTGGGCGCACAAGGCTGCGCTTCGAGGGATACTGTTTCCACAATCCTCTAATGCAGAAGCTATTACTGCGTCTGGAAGGATTGGCAAATCATGCCAATCCCCTACACGCAACCTGATCTTACCAACAGGTGTGGATGGGTCTATAATCATTGTGCCCTTTAATGTGTAGTTGATGGTAAGTGCTGAACTTACCGCATCGGTCACAGGTAAGGTCCGTGATCAATCACCCCTGAACCGTCCATTGTGTACCCAGTTATGGTGCCAGCCGTGCATTCAATTTCCACAGAAAACACTGTACCGTAGTACCACAAACTGAAAGTTAAGCCAGACGCTGTGGGAGTTATTCTCCAGAACACAACGTCCCTCCTCCACTCAATCTCGCCTCTGGTATGGTTAAGCTCTAGTACCGGGAAGACATGAGTTTGAGCAGTTCCGTTATCCCACCTAAGTTCAAAATTACCGGATGGTGTGGCTGCTACAGAATCCGTAGACACAAACCACAACTCAAGAGATTGTAAATTCCCGCCTGCCAGAGAGAACCCCATTACTTGTTGATTCACTTGCCATCTACTTCCCCAGTAAGGAGAGAAGACTCCGCCTCGCGCGGAACCGGAAGTTCCGATTGGAAGATTCATAGATGGAGAATGTATAACCGCAGCCTTAGATGTGCCCTCGATCAAGTCGAACGCAGCCATGGCCTTTCCGTCCGTCACTTTCAATACCTGAAATCCGTCCTCTACATTGACGGATTTGCCTGCATTCCAGACTCTCAGATATGCTCTTAGAGACGCTGTCTCGCCCGCCCTCACGTATATTGGTGTTGACATTGGGCCAGCCAACTTGTAAGGCACTCTCCGCATAGGATCGATATACCTTGCAGTGATGCCATTTCCTGAAATAATGCCCACTAAAGACATTTGCGCCATAGACGTAGGGCTTGGTACAGTGTTCGTCCCTACTCTAGTCACAATGGCGAGGTAGTCTGAAGGTGCGACAGGAAAAGATTGCGTGGACCGGAAGAACCCATGAGACGTTGCAGTGCGTTGAAGTCCTAACATGGCTTCGCCCTCTGTCATCTCCCATGTCTCTTTTGATACAGAGTTCAGATCAGCGCCGCCAATAAAGGTGAGCACATCGTCTTTTGATCTGTATCTGGCAATGCCGTTAGCAAATGCCGGTGGCGGGATAGTCGATACGTCTCCGTGATCGTCTTCGAAACTGTCTAGCTTGTAAGACAGCGTAGATACAGTCTCCGTTGCAGCGTCGAACACGTACATATCAGCTTTAAAATCTGTACTGACCGTAGGAGACGTAACACTGCATCCAAAACAGACATATACTTTAGATGTACTGTTATCAGTTGTTGCTGCAAGTGTTTGCCGATTCCTTGCTGCCGGGAGCGCACCAACAATTACCCTAGCCGCAGTTGTCAAATTTAGTCGTTCAATTGAAGACTTGACAGTTGCCCCTCCGTCACCACCAAACACATAAATAAACCCGTCTCCATCAGTATTGAGCCAGCTTGTATGCCTCTGTGTCAGTCCGGACAGTTGAGCAAATATCGTTGCTTGCCCGCTAGATGGGTCTACCTTGTAAATATCTTTTGAAACGGCTCCAGATGTTCTTCCGCCAATTACATACAGATAGCCGTTATGCCAATGCATTGTGTGGCGTTGTAGTGCAAGCGGTGCTCCGTCTAGAGTGACATCAGCTACAACTACCCAAGCATCAGACCCTGACCAAGACTTTGCATATAGTGTAGACTTATATGTCAAAGAATCAGTAATACCGCCGTACAGCCACACAGTATTGCCATCTGTAGCGATAGCTGCGGAATGCAGAGCTAGCGGAAGCGATGGGGCGGTGGTCAACACCCCTGCGGCACTTTGCCTGTAGCAAGTACTGACAGAGTCTCCGTTCAACCCTCCAGCTATCATGGTCACGTCACCCCGTGTACAGTAAGCTGACCTCTCCAATGGGGTCGGGAAAGGGTCAGTTAGCGCCCTCTCTATCCTGAACCTGCGACGGGAGTCCGCTCCGTTTAAATTCACACGAGTGTAACTAAAAAAATTGGGTCGATTCTCTGCGGTATTCCACGTAGAAAAATTACTATTTGAATTGAGTACAGCAAGTGCGGGAGTGACAGCCACACCTTGCAAATTATGTGCTGTAGTAGCGTCCACTGCTGCTGCAAGCGCCCCCAAAACAAGGTCCATACCTACAGTGGAACTGACCCCGATATTCTCTGACTCAGGGGCTTCTACCAGATACCCGACACAATCTGGGCGGGCAAACTGTCTAAACCATGTGTACAGGTAAGGCTTCCTATAGCTGCGGTATTCAGTCAGTTCAGGTTTTAAATTCTTAATTGTAAACCCTGCCCAATCCCTCTTAGCCATCAAAGCTTTAGTGTATTGGAATGCAAGTCTTGCGTTTCTTTCAGCCTCTGGTGTATGGTAGATTTGCTCTACCAAATACCCCCACGTGGTCTTTGAATGCCAAGCGTGCGTATCTACTACTGCGACAATGCGCCGAATGAATGGCATTGCCCACGTCTGAATCCCCACAGTCTCTGGCTGATCCGCAGCCCCGCCACCTTTATCTGTGTCTAACGCTTCGGACCAAAACCAAGGCCAGTTACGGTTAAGATTCACTAAAGATGCGTTACGCCTTGTGTCTGCTGCCATGCCGTCAGGGTTCACCCCTAAGATGACTACCAGACCTACACTCTCAGTTGCAGCGGACAATATCGTATTGTCACTTTGTCCTGCAAATTCTGATGCCGCAGTCATCACACCTTTGGCTAGATTCATCTCGTTGCCGTGAATACCTAGCGAGACCAAGACTAATGGCTTTACGCCGTCATCTCGTATCCTCATCGCTTTAATAGTTCTCCCGCTAGGGAGGGTAGTCACGGTTTCAATTACGACGGTAGACGGGTTGGTGGAAAGGATATTCTCAGCTTCTGCCAGCAGGGTAGAATAATTCAATTCCTCTGTTGTGTCAGAAAACGGGGAAGACAGGCCAACTAAATCTTCAAAAGCAAACTTAGAAGCGTACAGCAAACGTCTAGCAGGAGAATATGCAACCGACATTAACTCGCCCCTCCTTGAAGGAATGGCTTTGCCGCCCAAGTAATGCCGCCGTTAGTCGTTACAAACTCGTACACGTCGAAAAGCCCCGGCACGTTGCTTGGGGCAGGGGTGACTTGGTCTTGCCATCTGACGCTAGCAGGCCACACTTCTGTAAAAGAACCTGTGCGGTTAATCCACACTTTTATAGACGCAAGCAGTGGGACGTTCTCAAAAGAAAATGTGATATTTCCTATTTGGTTTACTAAGACCACATCCTTAGCCGCATTGATTACAACAGTACCTGTGACATCGCCTACATCGGTAGCTGTGAGAGCAACACTGCTCTTCAAGATGGCATTATTTTTTATGTGGGAACTTAGCATACTCACAGCTTCACCCACGCACTAATCTTTGACACTTTACCTGACGTGTAGGTCAGTGTCTGTCTGAATGAATGACCTTCAAGTGAGGTGAGAGTGATAGTCTCTAAGTCCCCTGCACTGTTGTATGTAAGCGTCTGCTCAAGTGAATTTGGGTCAAAAGCAAACTGTCCCGTAGAGTCGGTGACGAGAGTGATACCCGCTGGTATGTGCTCCCCAAAGCCGATATCTATTAACTTCTGCGACATTGCTACACTCCTCTGTATATGTTGTTTTTATGTGCATGTTGTTCTTTATAAAACACATATAACCTTCTCTGAGAAGTGCTATTTTATGAGGCTTATAAAGAACAACCCTCCCTTTCGGGAGGGTTGAGAGCTAATCTACGATTAGTTCGAGGAGGTCATTTCTACGACCATCTGCGGGCGCAGCAGAGCCGAGACGTGATTCGATTCCGATTCAATCTCGATCTTCGTGCCCTTGGTGTCAGCAGTTTCAAACATGTAGACTTCTTCGCCCAGAGTGTTGACCAGACCGAAGCGGTTAGCCGGGGAGAAGTACGTCTTGAATGCCGAAGTGCCCAGCGGTACAGCATATGCCTTGCCTGCCGGAATCAAACGCTGACCGGCGAGCGTGTCGCGCATTTCGACGAAACGAAGGCCACCGTGGGTGAACTCACGATGCAGGGCCATATCGCCACCCAGACGCTGGCGCAGCGGGTCTTGCGTGGACTGGTAATACTGGTAAGCAGCCTTCACAGAGGCGTGCTTGATCAGCTTTGCGAAGAATTCCGGAGAAGTCAGGGCGACGATACCAGTCATGATTTCGCCTTCAGTG